CTATCTTTGCGGCATAAATGATTTGCTTATGATAGTAATTACAAAAGATGTGAGTGATTACATGTTCTCATCGGCTTTGAATACCTTTGAGTTCACGACCAACGGGGAATCGGTTTCCGTCACGATAGAATGTGGCGAGGAATCGATCCTCGAGGAGTCGTATGTGCCCGATAGTGATGGGAAGATAGTGCTCTACGACCTGCAGCGGTTGCTGGAACCCTACCTCTCCACGAATCTGGTGGAATCTTTCTTGATTACTTTGGATGACGGCAGCGCGAAAAAAACACGTAGCTTCAAGGTGCAGTATTGTGCAGCTGAGACGTGGCTGGACGCGGCCGACTTCATGGAAAATAATTTCTTGACCACACTTCAAGGGCAGAAATCTACCGCAGTGGGTTTTCGGGAGTTCGTCCATTTCTTTCTGAAATCCGCTGCGGAGATGGACGTCTATGCCCACTATTACGATGCCGCCAGCATGGATCTATTCGAGAAATGTGTAAAGACGAAGACCCTCACGACCACGGGGAAGGTGCTGACAGAAGATGTTTCGCCAGCGAATTACCAGTTGGAAGGGTATAGCCTGGTGTCTTATCGGGTTGTCATCGGTGACCGCCTGCAGGAGTTTGTGGTGATGGACCACACGCCCGATGCCGCTCCGGCGCTTGCGTTCACCAACTCCTTCGGGTGCCAGGAAACGATTTATTGCACGGGTACGCACTCCCTCGAGCCGGAGCACACCCGCAACACGGGGTATCTGAGCGGAATGTTCCGCTCCTACGACATCGAGGAGAGCAAGATCTTCAAGGCGAATACGGGCTCGCTTTCCCATGAAATGGCGAATTGGGCGGATGATCTGTTGCGCAGCAAGGAAATCTATATCCTCGATGGAGAACGTATCGGAAAGGAAATCACCATCACCGAGAGCGAGAACAAGCGAACCAATGACCACGATAACCGCCCGGTCTACACCTTCAGCTACCGATATGCCCAGCGAAACCACAATATCCTGAGCGAGGCGAAGGCAGGGCGTATCTTTGATAATACTTTCGACTATACGTTTCAATGAAAGTGAAAGTTATACATAGGAATGACGCTTTGCGTATGCTGGAATCGGGTATTCCCTGCACGCTGCGATTGTGGAAGATGAGCACAGGCGATATCTTGACCTACAAGGATGCCCGGTGTGTGGGTAGTTACTGGAGAGGGGGCACGCATACGGTGCGCCTGCCGATGAGTGGGCTGCTGCGGACCTTCCGCGATGTGGCCCTGTTTGAAATTAACGGATTCAAAATATATATGTGATGGAAAATATTTTCATGCCTACAGAAATATTCAATGTGGAGGGCTCGCCCGTCATGGCGGCGATGGAAACGGTATCGGATTCGGCGGACGTGTTCGATGAAGACACCGAAGACACCACCTTGCCAGTACCCGGCACCAACATGAGATATGTGATTTGGGGTAGTGATGACCTGCTGCCCTATCATATTCTTGAAATGGTGGGGAGCGATGAAGTGATGAGTCAAAACAAGCTTTTCAATGTGCTCACCTGCTACGGAGCGGGGCTTAAATACCGTGATCTTGCCACGGGACAGCCTTCAAGAGTGCCGGAAATACGGAAATGGGTTACGCATAACGCGATTCCTACGTTTTTCCTGGAGCAGGCTACCGACATGAAGTATTACTTTTTCGCCGTTTCGGTCATCATCCTTTCACGCGATGGGTCTAAAATCACTTCGCTCCGACACAAGGATGCCTGCTATTGCCGCTTCGAGAAGGCGGACAAGGGCAAAATCAAGCACGTTTTCTACGGCAACTTCCGCAAACATTACGTCACGGAGCTGGAACAAATCCGATTGCTGGATGAACGCGACCCGCTGGGCGAGTTGAATATCCTGATGGGACGCGAACCGGGACCGGATGGCAGCACGTACATGCGCACGAGGGAGCGTAAGTTTGCCATCCTGGTGAAATTCCCCACTCCGGGAAATCGGTACTACCCTATCCCGAACTACACGGCTATCTTCCGAGGCGATTGGTTTGATATCAAGCGTCTGATCGGGAAGGGTAAGAAGGCGAAGCTGCGCAACCATGCGTCCGTGAAATACCAGGTGGAAATCCACAAGGACTTCTGGGCAAACCTGATGGCCGAGGAACATATCACCGATCCTTTGAGACAGAAGGAGCGCATCAAGCAGGAAAAGACGAATATCAAGAACTTTGTGGCGGGCATCGAGAACAGCGGCAAAGTCTGGATAACGGGATACTATCTCGACCCCAACGGCAAGGAGAACCGCATGGTGCGTATCAACGTGATTGATTCCAGCAAGGAGGGCGGCGATTGGTCCGAAGATATTCAGGAAGCCGCCAACATAACGTGTTACGGCGATAATATCCACCCGAACCTGGTGGGAGCCACGCCGGGCAAGTCCACGAATAACAATTCCGGATCCGACAAGCGTGAGCTCTTCACCTTGAAACAGGCGATTGAGGTTTCGTTTCATGATCTGATGGCCACGCCGCATAATGTGGTGATTGAATACAACGGATGGGCGGATAAGGTGGTGCCTGATGTGGAAATGATTCTGCTCACCACGTTGGACCAGCACACGGATGCAAAAAAGATTAGTTCAAACTCGAATGTACAGTTAGATGATTAATATTGATAAGGTTGGTTTTGAGAGCATAGTATCGGCGGCAGCGTGCGCCAGCACGCAGGTGTTCGATGCCATGCAGGATGCGCTCGACCAAGCGCAAAAAAGAGCTTTTTATGATGTGGTGCCGAAGGCAATAGTCGAGGCAGAGGGCGGTGACCTTGAGAAAGAGATGACCCGCTATATCTGCCTCGATGCCTTCTATCGCCAAATTCCGCAACTGGACCTCGTACTTACGCCCACGGGGTTCGGCGTGGTTTCTAACCAAAACCTGGCTCCTGCCTCACGCGACCGGGTGCAAGCCCTGCAGGAGAATATACGAAACGAGCGCGATGACAGCCTGGAGCGCGTGATCCGCCTGTTGCTGGGCAATGCGGAGTGGGCGGGTTCCTTCCGCGCTATGCTGCTGGTGCCATCGGTCATCTTCCTTTCGGATCATCTTCGAATTTATGCGGGTATCGATGGCCATAGAACCGATTTGCTGACATACCGCGCCAAGATTAACGAGGTGGAACTTCGGATTATGAATATCTGCTCTTCGGAGCAATATGAAACGCTGCTGCAGCACATTCGGGCCAACACGCTCAGCGAGGCCGAAAATAGAATTGCCCAGCTCATGCGCAACGCTATCGGTTTTTACCTGAACAGTCTGTGGGGCGGACTGGAGAGAGAGTTACAAAATATCAGCAATTATCTGGAGAAAAACCTCGATAAATTCGGGGATTATGCATCCAGTCAAGCCTATAAAGTGAAACATTTCGTACCGTATGAAAACGAAAGTAACGATTCCACCTACTTTTTCGGATGAAGAGAAGGTGTTGAACTTCACGCTGCCGACATCGTGGAGCGAACTCACGCAGAACCAACTGCGCTATGTGACGAGAATTTTCAGCTTTTTCCCGGCTCCGGTGGCCAAGGTGATGGCGTTCAAACGCTTCACGGGCATCATGTTCATCCGCCGGGACGAGCAGGGATGGCACATGCGCACGAAGGCAGGCAAGGATACCATCCTGTTCCGGCTCACAGAAGAGGATATTTTCGGGTATATCTCCAAACTGAATTGGATGTTATCGCCAGGCGACAAGCCCGTCCGCCTCGATGAAATCGGGGATTTTTGCGCGGTCGATGCCGATTTGCACGAGGTGCCCTTTCGGGATTACCTGGTGTGCGAGAATCTGTATCAGGGGTTCCTGCAGACGAGGGTAAACGGCCACATCAACCGGATGGCATCCATGCTCTATCGCGATACGGACGGTTTGCATGCCGGCAAAATCGAATGTAACGAGGGGGAAATCCTTTCGGTATTCCTATGGTTTGCGGCCTGCAAAAACCAATTCGCCAAAGTGTTCCCTCACTTCTTCCGTACCCCATCCGAGGATGAGGATTATGCGGAACAATCCAACATGATGGACCGGATGAACGCACAGATACGAGCGCTCACGGGTGGGGATATCACCAAAGAGCAGCAAGTGCTCGATATGGATTGCTGGAGAGCGCTCACGGAGTTAAACGAAAAGGCCCGCGAGGCCGCAGAATTCAAAAAGAAATATGGCAAATAAAGAGGGTATTACATTATTTGACGCCATCGGCTATTTCAAGAACTTGTGTTCACTCAACCGATTGGCCCGCAAAACGGGATTCTACCCTTGCTCCTGCAGCGGCATCGATTCATTAGAGGAAGTGTTGGACCTTTTCCGCACGCACTCTTGTTTCTTTGCGGTGGATGATACAAACGATGGGGTGACGGAGCGCCGCAGCGGTGGCTTCTTCAAGAAGCGTACGTTTACGGTATTCCTGCTCCATCGTTACGAGTTCGGCAACATGAGCGACCGGGAGAAGGCACTTTCTATCTGCAGGGAGTTGTACCGCCAGATTCATTCCCGCCTGTTGGTGGACAAAGAGCGGTTCGACAACAATCTCATTTATATGAATACGGAGAACGTGTTCAGCCGCGAGTTGGGGCAATATTTCCTCAACGGATGCACGGGTCTCTACTTCATGTTCGATGTGTCGGAACCGCTGGAATTAATCTTCAATGAGGAGGAATGGGATGGCTAGAACAAAGGTTGGCCGTCCCTGGTTGTCCGAGGACGATAAAAAGAAATACATCGAGGCATGGGAAGAGGTGATGATCAAGATTTGGCAGGAGAAAATCGTGCGGCTCCGGGTACTCGATACCCGCGCCCTCCACAACCGCATCAGTGGTTCGGTGACGGGCAGCGGCACGGACTTCTCGGTCATCGTCCACAAATTCTTGCTCTACGGCATGTATCAGGATAGCGGCACGGGCCGCGGATACACCAGAGGCAACGGCGGCAATCTGGATTTTCTCGATCCGTTGAAGCGAGGGCGGAATCACAAGAACCGCCAGAAGTCGGGCAAGGTGACCAGCGGCGAGCCGCGCCAACGGCGCCAGTGGTTCAGCAAGGCCTACTACCGCAGCCGCATGGTCTTGAAAGAACAGATGGCCTACATGTACGGCGAAGAATTTGTCGGCATCCTGACGGAAGCGCTCGAGAAGCCCGGTCGCACAAGACGAATTTGATGTCTTTTATAAGGTCAGACAATCGGTTTATATTTGGTATATATTTGAAAAATAAGATATATGTCAGAGATAACAGAAAGCCTTAAAAAGATGGCCGAACAGATACGCGATGAGCGCAAGGCTGGGGCTAACACGGCAGAACGTGTGGGTTCCATGCTTGTGTCTATCGTGGGCGCGTTGCAGGAGCCACACGACGACCCGGACCTTTCCGGTTACGCCACAGAGGAATGGGTGAGCCAGCAGAATTATTGCACGGCAAGCAGCCTCGAGAACAAGTTGGATAAAAGTACTTTTGATGATTTGTTTGAGAAGGTCACCAAAAAGGGAGTGGATTACATCCGAGCCAAATACAACCTTTTCTCAGACGGCGAAATCACCGCCTTCGGCTCCGCGGACGAAACGGGTTCAGCAGCAGCTGGCGCTTCCTCATTGAGTGAATTGGTGGATACATCCATTACTTTGCTATCCGATGGGGATATACTTGTCTATGACGAGAAGGCTACGCACTGGGTCAATATGCCGCAATCCTGGCTCCAGACCGACCTCACTGGGTATGCAACCGAAGCATGGGTTACGGGCAAGGCCTACGCCACAGAATCATGGGTGTTACAAAAAGCCTATATCACAGCGAACGACATCCAGGGCAAGCTGGATAAATCCGTTTTCGAGGAACTTTTTGAGAAGGTGGAGAAATCGGGCACCACGTTCATCCGGGCAAAATTCAACTTCTACTCAGACGGCGAAATCACCGCCTTCGGATCTGCGGACGAAACGGGGTCAGCAGCTGGCGCTTCCTCATTGAGTGAATTGGTGGATACGTCCATTACTTTGCTGTCTGATGGGGACATCCTGGTGTATGACAAGAAGGCTACGCACTGGGTCAACATGCCGCAGACGATGATCAAGCCAGACCTCTCCACCTACGATGCCCACATAGCCGATGCAAGCGTACACTTCACAGCCGCAGAAAGAGTAAAGCTCAGCGGCATCGAGGCTGGTGCGAACGCCTACACCCACCCCTCCGAAATCACCGCCACCACCATCGCGGCGGACAGCGGCAAAGTCCTCTCCGCCATCACGGTCAATTCGTTGGGCCACGTCACCGCGGTAAGTTCAAAGACGTTGGCTGCAGCGGATATCCCTTCATTGGCCATCGGCAAAATCACCAATCTGCAAGACACCCTCGACAAGAAACTCAACATCGAGGACTTCAAAACCATGTTCGAGTTATACGAGCAGGGAGGCACAACCTACATCCGCGCCAAATACAATCTCTTCTCCGACTACGACATCATAGCCGGAGGAATCTCCACCGCCGCCAGCGGCACGGCCGCGTCAGGCTCCCTCGCCGCCCTCACCGACACCATCATCACCAATATCGCGAATGGCGACATCCTGGTGTACGATTCCGAGCAAACCCACTGGGTCAATATATCGCAGTCCGAACTCAAAACAGACCTCACTGGCTACGCCACCGAAGCATGGGTCGAGGCCCAAGGCTACATCACATCCTACGTCAACACCACCTATTCCGCAGGCGATGGAATCACCCTTAGCGGAACCACGTTCAGCAACGCAGGTGTGCGCAGCATATCCTCTGGCTCCACCAATGGAACAATCAGTGTCAATACGGGAGGCACGTCTGCAAACGTATCGGTCAAAGGCCTCGGTACAGCCGCCTACACCGCCAGCACCGCCTATGCCGCCGCCAGCCATACCCACTTGTATGCAGGAAGTACAACCGCCGGAGGCGCAGCCAAAAGCGTAGCCAATGCCCTCACCCTACAGCTCAAATCAGGTTCCACCGAGGGCACAGACCTCTACACGTTCGATGGATCCGAGGCCAAATCCCTCAATATTGTAGCCGGCAGCAACGTCACCTTGACCGCCGCGGCAGGCAAGCTCACCATCGCGTCCACCAACACCAACACGCTCAACACCGCAGGCTCCAGCCAGTCAGCGGACAAGATATTCCTGGTGGGTGCGAAAAGCCAAGCATCGAGCGCCACCACCTACAGCAATTCCAGTGTCTACGCAAGTGCAGGCTATCTCTATTCCGGCGGCACGAAAGTGTCGGTCGAAGGGCACACCCACACTGTGGCCGACATCACCGACTTCCCCACCACATGGGATTGGAGCGCCCTCACCAGCGTTCCCACCACCGTTTCAGGCTACGGAATCACCGATGCCTACACCAAAACGGAAGTGGATACCAAGGTCGCGATATATCTCCCCCTCACTGGAGGCTCCATCACCGGAACCCTCACGGTAGCCAAGCTCGCCACCCTCACCGGAGGCGCAACCATCCCATCCTCGGCCTCTCTAAAGATAGGCGATGCCGAACTCACATGGGATGGAACAGCGCTAAAGGTAAATAAGCCCTTCTACTCCACCAGCGAAATCACCGCCGGCGGCTCCAGCGACAGCACATCCAGCAGCACCACCACGGCAGGAACTCTCGCCGCCCTCACCGACACCACCATCACCAGTGCCGCAGATGGCGACATCCTGGTGTATGACAAGTCGACAACCCACTGGGTAAACGTAGCGCAAAGCA